GGATTCGTACTGAGCATCCAATCGGTCGCGCCCTGGAGGGGTGCGCGGCTTCTGGATTCCCAACACGAACGGAGACAACAATGGCAACGCAATTCTGCGACAAGGACGGGCGCCCGTGCGCGCTGCGCTTCTCCGGCGGTTCGGCCGGGGTGCAGGTCAAGCTGGAGCGCGGAGCCGCGGACGTGTCGATGACGACGCGGCTCGAAGGCGACGACGGCAGCTTCGAGACACTCGAAACGCTCGCGCAGCAGGTCGGGCGCGGCGCCGAGTGGGGCGGGGAGGCGTGGTAATGCGCTTCCGAGTGATGCTGCCCTACGGCTACGCGGAGTTCCGATTCCGCGCTTGCGCGATCACGTTCGCGCGGATCAACGGCTTGCGCGCCTCGTGCGTGCGGAGGATCGAGTGATGACGATGAAACGACGCGGCACCGTGCGCAGCGTGGCGCTGCATCTGGGCGTCGGGGAGGACATCCACAACGCGCTTGTAGTCGCATTCCCTAACCCCGAGGCGAGCCAGCGCGAGCTGGACTCGATCTGGGGGTGCCCCGTGCGGTACTTCAAGCGCAACGCGACGAAGGCCGGTCACGCGGTGACGCGGGGCGGCGGGATCTTCAATCACCCGCGCGTGGCGGTGGAGCTGGCGCTGCATCCGCGCCTGCACGACACGGTCGGCGAGATGCGCAAGACGTTCCTGCACGAGGTCGGGCACCTGATCGCGGTCCTGCGATTCGGTGACGTCGGCGGCGGTCACGGTTCGCACTGGCGCCGCGTGATGACGTGGCTCGGGGCGCCTGACGAGCCCAAGTCGCATTCCCTGGACCTCGCGGCTGGCTTCACCAAGCCCATCGCGAAGTGCACAGCGTGCGGGTACATCTGGAAGCGTACGCGTGCGCCGGCCAAGCGGTCGAGCCTCGCGCGTTCGCTGGAACACGGCACGGCCACGCACCCGAAGTGCGGGGGCCGCGTCGTCGGCATCAACGTGGTGTCGGAGGAGGTCGAATGATTCGCTTGACACTACGCAGACGTCGACCACTGAGGGAGATTCCCTCGTGGTGGATCGTGCGGGCGCTCGCGGCCCGGCAAGCGAACGAGCCGCGCGCGAAGGGCGGCTTCATGTCCACGCCGAAGGGCGCGCGAGGGTACGCGCGGCACCCGAAGCATCGAGCAAAGGGAGACGAGTGATGCGCGGATTCACCTCGGGCCTCGGCGACGAAGTCTGCGCGGTCTGCCTCGTGGAGATCGTGGCAGGTGTCGACCTGATCGCGTCACGCAAGCGATTCGAGTGGCGGTTCATCGGCGTAGGGGGGTCCTACGGCGAGACGGTCGCGGTGGGCGAGGACTACGCGCACGCCGAGTGCGCGCTGGAAGCGTCCAACAGCGGATGGGAGATTCGCACATGAGTAAAGCGAAGGCGGCGAAGTGGGAGCCCGCTCCGGGGGCGCGTGTCGAGCACGAGGTCGACATTCGGTACCCGGTCGACGGCGGCCCGGTCGATGCCGACGGGTGGCCCATCGTGGCCGGGTGTCACGTCTCGGCGAGCGTGCCGAGCGTGGTGTGCCCGGGGTTCACGAACGAGTGGGTCGGGCCGGTGCTCCGGGTGGTGCGCGTCGAGAACGGACGCGACGACGGGCGGGTCCTGTGCTACATCGGGGCGGATGGCACGGGGCCGTGGGGCGCGGTCGCCCCCATCGGAAACGTACGGGTGCGCCGGAAGCCGCGAGAGGCGAAGGCGCAGGAGATGCGAGATGCCGCTGACGATCTGTGACGCAGTGCAGCAATACATCGCCGAGAAGACCCAGCTCGGGCGCATCACGGAGCGCACCGCGCGCCACCGCCGGGCGTCCCTCAACATCATGCTCAAGCACCTCGACCCCGAGGCTGACGTCGCGAGCGTGGTGCGCGCCGACGCGCGGCGGATGCGGCAGGCGCTCGTCGACCAGGGCGCCCGCCCGAGCTACGCCAACACGCTGCTCGACGTGGCGGTGGCGCTGTTCGGGTGGATCGAGCGCGAGGTCGAAGCCCGCCCGCTGGGGAGCAACCCCTTCGGGCGCCTTGACCGGCTCGTCGACCCCGAGAAGGCGAACGAGCGGCGCCTGCCGTTCACCGATGCGGACCTCGTGCGCATCTGGCCGGCAGTAAACGCCCAGGATGACCCAGGACGGCGGTTCGTCCCCGAGCTGCTGCTCCGGCTGGGGCTGAGGCCCGAAGAGGCGGCTCAGCTCCACGCCCGCGACGTGGTGCGGGTGGGCGGCGTGCCGGCGGTGGTGATTCAGCCCGGGGAGGGACAGCACCTCAAAAGCAAGGCCGCGCGGCGCACGCTGCCGCTCACGAACCCCGGGCTGGCCCCGTTCCGCGCGTGGGCGGGAACCCAGAGCGGGTTCCTGTTCGGCGAGGCGGCCCACCACGGCCGGGCGGGGCGCGTGTCGGAGTGGTTCACGGGCCTGCTCCGGGGCTCCGGCATCGAGGACCGCAAGAAGGTCCTTTACTCGCTGCGCCACACCCTTGCGACGCGACTTGCGCACGCAGGGGTCCCCTTCGACCGCATCGGGGCGGTCCTGGGGCACGAAGATCCCCGTTTGGTGGCGACGGTTTACTGCGACGACCTGCTGGTCGTCCAGCACGGGGAAACACTGGGCAAGCTCGTGCTGCCCGAGGAGATCGGATGAGCCTGATTCTCAAGCCGCACCCGTACAAGCGGGGCGTGAACCAGATCGCCGGGCTGGCGTGCGACGTGTGCGACACGCCGCTGCACCCGCAAGACGAGATCCAAGGCGGGCTGCGCTCGGCTCGCCTCGGGCATCACGGCGACGTGCTGTGCTTCGCGTGCTTCTGCTGGGCGCAGGGAGCGCTCCGATGATGTCCGTCGGGGCGTGGCTGGCATTCGTGGCGGTGATGATTTTCATCATCGGGGACGAGAGGAGCAAGTGACGAGATGACCACCAAGAAGAGCGACAAGAGCTGCCCCTGCTGGGAGCTTGGCCCCGCGGGGGAGGCTCACGACTGCAACGCGAAGGACCCGACCTCGGGCCGGCGCTGCACGATGGCGGCCGGGCACCCGAAGGGGGAGCACCGGCTCTGCGGCCAGGATGGCCACCACGACGTCTACACCTGGGAGGACCTCGACGATGACAACGCGTAACAAAGTGTTCGCATTCGCAGGGTTGCTGGCCGCCGTTGCGTACAGCGGGATCGCCGGCCTCGCGGCTGGGTGGTGGGAGGGGTACGACGACGGGATGGACGCCGCCGACGCCGAGTGGCAGGCGTGCTCGAAGGCTGCTCACGAGGAAGGCGACGGGGCGTGGTGCTCGCTGCCCCCTCATCGCCCCTAACGTCCCCGCGGGGTACACCGCCCGCCACCCGCTGGGTGGGCGTGGTATCCCGCCGGCTTCGGCCGGGCGGGAAGGGCGACGTCGCTGGAGCGCTCCCCTCGGGGGGGCGTTCTTCAGATAGGGTGTACTTGAAGGTTCACCTGAAGGTTCACCTGAAGGTTCACGTTTCGGGTTTCTTAGTGGTGGTGTCTCTAAAGGTACACCACACAGGCACCAACAGAGCCCTTCACGGGCACGAATGGAGTCCACGAATGACCATGGATAGGGAAGTTGCGGCTGAGAAGAGGATGCGCAGGCTGGGGCGTGAGAGGGCTGAGAGGAACATTCAGAGAGCCGCCACCACAGGGAACTACTCCACGGTGGGAGGGGGGCACCGGCTGCTGGCTGAGGTGGTCCTTCCGCTGGCGGAGGGGATCACAGAGTACCTTGCCGAGGTCCAGGGAGGGGGTGCGTCGACGAGGACACAGGCAGCCCCGCTTCTGTGTCAGGTAGAGGCTGCCGTGGCGGCGTACCTCACGGCGTCGAGCGTCATCAACGCGTTCGCCGCACAGGCGAAGCTCGCGGGCGTGGCACTGACCATTGGGTCACGCATGGAGGACGAGGTTCGGTTCGGGGCGCTGAAGGCGAGCGCTCCGGCTCTCTACGCCACCCTCCAGGCGAGCTTCACGGCTTCGCATTCGCAGAGCGAGCACTACCGCAAGCGCGTGCTCGCGCATTACGCGAAGGCGAACCGGCTGGAGTGGGACGAGTGGACGCCCAGCCAGCAGAGTCACCTCGGGCTCAAGCTGATCGACCTGATGATCGCGACTACGGGCATGGTGGAGATCGAGGTGCAGTGGGTCCACAAGGGGAAGGCGAAGCCGCGCAGCGTGGCGTACCTCGTGCCGACCCAGGCGGCACTCGACGTCATCCACGAGGTGAACGCGCAGCTCGCGACGCGCCCGCACTGGATGCCGACGGTAGTCCCGCCGAAGGCGTGGACGACCCCGACACGGGGGAGTGGTGGGTACCACTTTCTCAACTACCCGCTGGTGCAGTCGCGCAACCGCGCCTTCCAAGAGGAGCTGGCGGCGGCCGAGATGCCGGGCGTGCTGCGTGCGGTGAACGCGATGCAGGAGACGGCGTGGTCGGTGAACTGCGACGTGCTCGCGACAGTGCTCGACATCTGGGAATCATCTCACGATGTTGAGTTCGTCGACGCGTCCTCGGGGAAGGTCTACGCCCCGCTGCGCCCCCGCGCAGTGCTCGAAGAGCTACCGCCGATCAACAAGGAGCTACTCGACGACGAGCTGCGCGCACACAAGCGGGTGCGCAAGGCGATCCACGAGAGGAACCTCGAACGTACGCGCAACGCGGTTGCGGCGGCCGTGGTGGTGTCGACGGCGGTGGAGTACGCGTCCTTCGACTCGTTCTTCTTCCCGCAGTTCCTCGACTTCCGCGGGCGCTGCTATCCGCGGCCCACGCACCTGACACCGCAGGGCGACGACCTCTCGAAGAGCCTGCTCACGTTCGCGGACGCGGTACCGCTCGGCGAGAGCGGTGTCGAGTGGCTGGCGATCCACGGCGCGAACTCCTGGGGACACGATAAGGTGTCCCTCGAAGAGCGCATCGCGTGGATCTCGGATCGCGAGGTGTGGATTCGGACGATCGCGAGTGACCCGATGGAGCACCGAGGGTGGATGGCGGCGGATGCGCCGTTCGCCTTCCTCGCCTTCTGCTTCGAGTGGGACCGGGCGTGCGCCTCCGGGGACATGGAGTCGTACGCGTCGTCGCTGCCCGTCGGGGTGGACGGCTCGTGCAACGGGCTCCAGCACTTCTCGGCCATGCTTCGGGACCCGGTCGGCGGCGCTGCCGTCAACCTCGTGCCCGACACCACCCCGCACGACGTGTACGGGGAGGTGCTGGCTGCCGTAAAGTCCAGCCTTCTGGTCACTATCGCCGGTAGTGACCAAGATACTGTGCGTAAGGCGCAGGCGTGGCTCGACAGCGGGCTGCTCGTGCGTGACCTCGTGAAGCGCCCGACCATGACGCTGCCGTACGGCTGCACCAAGAAGGGCGTCGAAGCGATGCTGATGGATGACGTCGTCCGCCCCGCCATCGCGGCCGGGTCCGTCGCGTTCCCCGAGGACGCGTCGGGTTGGCGCCACGTCAACTTCATGGCCGGCGTGGTGTGGGATGCGATGGGTGAGGTGGTCATCGCGGCCCGCGCTGCGATGGCGTGGCTCCAGGCGGCGGCCGACTCCGCAGCGGGTCACGGTGCCATGGTGTGGCACACGCCGCTCGGGTTCCCCGTGCGACACCTCGTGCTGCACGAGAAGGTAGTCGTGGTGAAGACCATGGTGGGAGGGAAGCGTCTGGAGATCAAGCTGCGCGAGGACTCCGAGAAGGTGGACAAGGGCGGGATGCGCCGAGGCGTAGCTCCGAACTTCGTTCACGCGCTCGACGCGACGCACCTCTACATGACCGTGTGTGGGGCGCTCGATGCGGGCATCACGTCGTTCGCCATGGTGCATGACTCGTACGGGACCCAAGCGGGGCGCGTTGCGGAATTGTCTCGGATTCTCCGGGCCAATTTTGTGCGGCTTTACTCCGACGCGAATCCCATGGAGGATCTCGCCGCTGCGATGGCAGCCCGAGGCATCGAGGTACCGGCCCTCCCCCCGAGGGGAGAGCTGGATCTGTCGGGCGTCGAGCGTTCACTGTTCTTCTTTGCTTGAAGAACCGTCGAGCGTTGGAAGTTGGCACCGCTTGCTGCCGCCCTGCGGGGGGGCGTCCTTCAGATTGAACCATCATCCACTCACCGGACTTCCCGGGGAGGCGGACCAGAACACGAAGGGGCGTCGGGCCAGCACCCGGCGCCCCTCTCGTTCCCAACAAGGACACACCATGCGCCACCTGTACCGCATCACACCGGCGGAGAACTGGGACAAGGGCACGAACGCCACCGCGTCGAGCAAGATGTTCTTCCTCTTCGCCGATGACTCGGCCGAAGCCCTCATGCTCGCGTTCGACCACACCAACGGCATCGCGGTCCCCGACCGTGAGATCGGCTGGACCGTGCGGCGCCTCGAAGGCACCGCTCTGGAAGCGGAGGAGTAGGAACACCATGCGCCACCCGCTTTACGACGCGGTGATGAACGCGAATCTCAACAAGACCCGACACGTCGCCGCGACGGTGCTCGACGGGCTCCAGAACTTCGCGGCGCCGGAGCAGATGACCGGCCTCGCGGCCATGTTCCTCCTGCTCTGCGAGCGCTTCGACTTCGAGCCGCGCGTCGCCCTCCAGGCCGCGGAGAACATGCTGCGTCACGCGAAGTTCGCCGACGCCGATCACTTCCAAGGCGTGCGAGATTACCTCGCCGCCGAGCTGAAGGACCGCTGACCATGCCCCTCTACCGCTTCTCCGTGACCCGCCGCAAGGCGGTCGACGCCCAAGTCAACGACGAAACGTACGTCGTGGCTTCGACCCGATCCAACGCACTCGTCGCGTTCGAGCTGCCGCTGTCCGCGCAACAGCGTCAGCGCATCGAGTCGATCAACATCGAGGAGGTGTCCGCCACCGTCCTCACGGGCGCATGATGGACGCCCTCCTGCACCACTTCGTGCAGGCCCAGATCCTCGTGCTCGGCGTTGCTGCTCGCTGGCTCGTCGGCGGCGGGACGCAGCGCGGGGTTCGCATCTCGCTCTGGGTCAGCGCCGCCAATCTGCCCGCTTGGTTCTACGTCTCATGGGAGACGTCGAGCTGGGGCATGGGCGCACTCAACGTCATCTACACCGCCCTGTACGTCAGGGCATTGCTGAACACGAGGAGTTCCCCGTGAACGCTGCTCTCGAAGAAGCACTCAACGCGTACATCGTCGACGGCTGCCTGCCGCTCGACATCCAGACCAACCTGATCGCGCAAGGCTACGACCTCGACAGTGTCGAGGCGTGGTGCTCGCGCAACAACATGACCATCGAGGAGAACTGACCATGGCCAAGGACAAGACTGAGTTCATCAAGTTCACGACCCCGCCCTGCGTCGCCATCTGGCCGAAGCTGACGAAGCCGGACTCGTACAAGAACGGCCCGCTCAACTTCAACACCAAGCTGCGCCTCGCGGCGGATCACCCGTTCGTCGAGGAGCTGCGCGTCCACGCCGAGCGCTGCTTCGCAGACCAGAAGGCCATCCTCGTTGCCGAAGGGAACAAGAAAGGCGCGAAGGAACTCACCAACGTCGGCTACCCGTACTCGACGGAGCTGGACGAGGAAGGCAACGAGACGGGCTTCGTGAAGATCGTCGCCAAGCGTGACGCCGTGAAGTTCGACAAGAAGACGAAGGAAGAGATCGCGCGTGTCACCATCCCGATCTTCGACGGCGCGGGTGTGCGCGTCGAGGGCCTCGACATCTGGGGCGGCTCCGAGATCCGCGTGAGTGGCTGGATTTCCAGCTACTATTTTCCGGCCAACAAGGCGGCCGGCGCTGCGCTGCGAATCACCGCGGTGCAGGTACTCAAGCTCGTGTCGGGCGGCACGCTCGACGCGGCTGGCTACGGCTTCGACTCGGACGGCGACTCCATCGCCCCGAGCACGGCGCCGAAGGCGAGCGACGCAGGCGAAGAAGGCGGAGAGCCGGCCGGCGACGGCGCGGACTTCTAGCGTGCGCCGGGGACGCTCCCCGGTGCGCGAGGCGGCGGTGGCGGCGGGCTATCGGTCTGGCTTCGAGGTCGAAGTTCAGGCCCAGCTCGCCGCCGTCTCCCCCGCCGTCCTTGCCCACTACGAGGAGATCAAACTCCTCTACACCGTGGGCCACACCTACACCCCCGACTGGCGCGTGAGGACGCGGTCGGGGCGCTACTGGTTCCTCGAAGCGAAGGGGCGGTTCACGTCCGAGGATCGGACGAAGATGGCCATGGTGCGCGACCAGAACCCAGGGGTGGACATCCGCTTCTGCTTCCAGAACGCGCACGCCAAGATCCGCAAGGGCAGCAACACCACCAACGCCAACTGGTGTGACAACGCCGGGTTCCGGTGGTGCCACAAGGTGATCCCGGCGGGCTGGTATGAGTGAACTCCACATGACGTGCGTGTCGTGCGAGGGGATGGGCACCGTGTGTTTCACGGTCCCCCCTGGTGTGCGGTACTCGTTCAATCAGGAAGAGGTGCTGGCGATGAAAGCCATTGGGCCGTGCCAGACGGTTTCGACGAGCACCAAGAATAGGGGGCAGCAGCGCAAGGCGCGCTTCCAACCCAAACAGAGTTCGTGGCCGGCTCCGCCGAACGGGTGTGAATACGCGCACCTGTGTCACGACAAGTGTTGCGGCGTCCCAGAGCATTTCGTCCTTACGTCGAAGTCCATCAACATCGCGATGGACGCTGGAATGTTCAAGAGCGCCAGAGGTGGCACGGCCACAGAGTATGCGTGTCAGCATCCGCGCACACCAGAGAACACAACCACCTCGCGATCGAAGATCGGGGTGGTGACGAGGTCGTGTTTGCTCTGCAACAGGGAGAAGAACCGCAAGTACATGGCCAGAAAAAGGGCTGAAAGAAACACATGACCACCGGAATCGCTAGACGAAAGTCAACTGGCTTCGTCATCGTCCACGCTGCGCTGACCTACCCGACGCAAGAGTGCGACGCGAAGATCATCGCAGGCTGGCACATCAAGAAAGGGTGGAGCGCGATCGGGTACCACTACGTCATCCGCAGGGATGGCATCGTCGAGCTGGGTCGTCCGGCTGACCGTGTCGGAGCGCACTGCCTCGGCCGCAACCACGACTCCATCGGGATCGTGCTCGCGGGCGGGCTCGACCACGCGCTCAACACCAACGGCGGTACCGGCACCTCGCTTCCCCGCTACATCAGAGCAGCAGTCGGGTACAAGAGCGCCGCCATCGCGGCGAACTTTACACCCGGCCAACTCGTGAGCCTGCGGCACACCATCGAAGTGCTGCTCGTTCAGTACCCCGACGCCGTCGTCATGGGCCACAGGGACGCCGTCGCGGACTCGCGACCGTGCCCCTGCTTCAACGTACCTGACTGGTTCGCGAACGGCATGGCGCCGCGCGTGACCACGTCACTCAAGGGAGATCCAAAGTGAGCTTCACCGTAATCCAGAACAGCCACGCCGAGTGTGAGAACAACCGAGAGCGCGTTCTCACCTACCTCTTCAACCACGGGTCGATCACGCCGCTGCTCGCGAACGCGGAGTGGAGCGAGATGCGCCTCGCCGCTCGCATCGAAGAGCTGCGCAACGAAGGGTGGGGCATCACCACCTGGATCAGGTACTCGGACGCCGGACAGAAGTACGCCGAGTACACGTTCACGAACCGCCAGCTCGAACAGACCACACGGTACGGGCTCGACGCTGGTCCGGTGTACATCGGCGAGGCTCCGATGACCTCGCGGCATCAGCACCGGAACGCGGCCTAGCCATGGCGAACACAGCGTTCGTCGGACACGAACCGTGCGGAGGGTGCTCGTCAACCGATGCGTTCGCCCGCTACGCGGACGGGTCGGGACGCTGCTACGCACAAGGCTGCAACCACAGGGAGCAGGGGGGTTCGTCCCCCCGCTCCCCTTCCGGGGGGACCGTGACCAAAGCTGCGACGCCGATGATCGAAGGTGAGTACGCCCGGCTCAACGCGCGCCGCATCTCCGAAGACACCTGCAAGCACCTCGACTACCGCGTGAACGCGGAGCGCGGGGTCCAGATCGCAACCTACTACGACGCGAAGGGAGTCGCGTGCGCGCAGAAGATCCGCACGGCGGACAAGAAGTTCCGCTGGACCGGCGACCCGTCGCGCGCCGTCCTGTACGGGCAGACGAAGTGCGCCGCCAAAGGGAAGCGAGTGATCGTGACGGAGGGCGAGATCGACGCGCTCTCCGTAGACGAGGCCCTCGGTCGCAAGTGGCCCGTCGTCAGTGTCCCCAACGGTGCTGGCGGGGCCAAAGCTGCGCTTGCGAAACAGATTGAATGGCTCTCGGGCTTCGGCGAGATCGTCCTGTTCTTCGACACCGACGCACCGGGGCAGGCCGCCGCCATCGAGTGCGCCGAACTCTTCGCTCCGGGCAAGGTGCTGATCGTCTCGGGCTTCGCGTACCACGACGCGAGCGCCGCGCTCCAAGCTGGCGACGTGTCGGCGGTCATCAAGGCGCAGTACAACGCTCGACCCTACTGGCCCGACGACATCGTCGAGGGTGGCACCGAGTCCCTGTGGGAGCGCGTCAACGCGTTCGAGATCCGCACGGACTACCACTACCCTTGGGTGGCGCTCGACTCCATGCTCAACGGCATCCGCCGCGCCGAGTTGGTTCTCTGGACTGCGGGCTCGGGCATCGGGAAGTCACACGCGCTGCGCGAGCTATCGCTACACCTGCTACCCACGCTGATCGGCGAGGGAAAGCGACTGGGGATCATCGCGCTCGAAGAGTCGGTCGAGGTCACGGCGCTGCGCCTAGCTTCCATGCACATGAACGTGTCGCACACCACCTGGGACGAGATCCCCATGGAGGACCGCCACGCCGCAGTGCTCGAAGCGACAGCGGGCACCCTGATCTACGACCACTTCGGATCACTGGAGTCGACGCGACTCCTCGCCAAGATCCGCGCGCTGATCGCTGGCGGCTGCGACGTCATCATGCTGGACCACATCAGCATCGTGGTGTCGGGCAGCGAAGAGGCCAACCAGAACGAGCGACGCACCATCGACGTGCTGATGACCAACCTGCGCTCGCTTGTGCAGGAGAAGAACGTCTCGATCCACGTCATCTCCCACCTCCGCAAGTCAGGTGGGCAGGCGCACGAGGAAGGCGGGCGCATCGCGCTCGACGACCTGCGCGGATCGGGCTCGCTCAAGCAACTGTCCGACATCATCATCGCGATGGAACGCGACCAGCAAGGTGACACGGAAGAGGAGCGCTTGATCGCGCTGCTCCGCGTTCTCAAGAATCGCTGGACCGGAGCTACCGGCCCGGCGGGATGGATCAAGTACGACCCCGCGACCACGCGGTACACCGAGGTCCACGAGGACCCCTTTGGAGACTCATGCGACACCCCAACCGACTCGATTGGTGCTGGCTTCTAGGCGAGTGTGCCAGCGCGCTCGTCGTCATCGTCATGGTCTGCGTGACGGTGGTCTACCTCACCGGCTGCGCCAGCACCATGCACGTCACACAAGAGGCGCACCCCGAGAACCAGGGCAAGTCCCTGACGTGCGACGTGGTCGGCGAGATGAACACGGGCACGGAAGTTCTGTGCTCGAAGTCCGGCATCATCATCCGCCGCAACTCCGCGACGCCCGCCATCACGGGCGCCGTCGAGGCCGCGGTCAAGACGTTCATGCACGGGGGGTTCTGACGTGGCCGGGAAGTTGAAGCGCGACCTATCGACTCCCGAGAATCGAAAGTGGTGGGCGAACATCGACCGCGCCGCCCGCGAGGCCCGTGTGATGCACCTACCACGGTTCGACGTGTTCGAGGCGGGGTTTCTCGCGGCCGAGTACGACGCGACGAAGCGCGACATCGAACGCGCGTGGTGTGATTTCGTGGAGAAGGAAGGGAAGGATCATGCGTGGTAAGAAAGCGAAGGCCCTCCGCCGGATCGTTCAGGCCGGCGAGGCGGTGGCACTCCTCTCGATGCCCAAGCTCGACGTGCCTCCCGAGATCCTCAAGCGCGCACGCAAGCGGATGCTGCGCCACCTCAAACACAAGACCAAGTAACCGCGCGCTGTCGCGGAGTGGAGTAACGATGCGCCTCCTGTTCGACCTCGAAACCGACAACCTCCTCGACGACGTCACCACGATCTGGTGTATGGTGGCACGCGACATCGACACCGACGAAGAGTACGTCTTCGGGCCGACCGAGATCGACAAGGGACTGACGCTCCTCCGCTCCGCGACGCTCCTGGCCGGGCACAACATCTGCCAGTACGACCTGCCCGTTCTTCAGAAGCTCAAGCAACACGCGCGTCCGGCCAAGGGCGGGGTGCTCGACACCCTGCTCTGGTCGCGCGCCTCGTACCCGATGCTCTCCCTCGACGACTTCAAGCGCAGCCAACGGCACACCGGGCCTGACCTAGAGGCACGCCTCTCCGGCAGCCACTCGCTCGAAGCGTGGGGCCAGCGGCTCGGGAATCACAAGGGCAGCATCGGAAAGGAC